ATCATGCAACAGCCCGCATAGGTCAGTTAATCCAGTCAGACGACGAGCAAGTCGCTCTTAACGCCTCAAAGTTCACCTATGAACAGGTACACGGTAAGGCTACAGTTAAGGTAGAACAGAGGTCAGCGCACGTCTCAGTGGTCTACAACCTAGGAGGAGATCAAGCACCGCCGATACCAGCCGACATACTCGAAAAAATAAGCGCCAGCAATTAAGTAACAGAGGTCAGCACCCCCCCTCGACCCCGCCAGCCAAGGGACCCCCCCGTGTACTTATGAATATAAGTAAGAGGAACGAAGTAACGGAGCTGCATGCGTATCCTCTAGATATTTTTTATATAAGGTATAGGGTATATACCGTATATACTGTATACTGGTCATATGCCACAAAGAACTGTATACATACGAACTGATGACCTCCCCCTATGGGAAGCACTGGAGAATAAAGCTGAGGCGATCTCAGCGATGCTTCGAGGCTCGAATATCACCCCTGTTATTGGTAAAGAACGGTTAAATACTGTAGAAAAAAATCACGTCGAGGCTACGCCTGAACCTGTGATTGTGGCTGATATTAACTGGTGTACGTTCCATGATTGCCATCCTGAGGCATGTGCTGGTGAGGAGCACCCTGATGCGTCGTAAGTTCACTCGCAAGGAATGGATACGGACAATGGTGCTCGACCCGATTGCTCACTCCGCTGTATATAGGAACAAGAAGAACCTCTCGATCATTCCTACTTATGAGTTTTATGAGGGGCGACTAGAAGACATGGTGGAAAAGGAAATGAGTCGAGCCAGGATAGAAGCTCTCCAGTGGGCATTGAACGATCTGAATATGCCCGACACCGATACTAAGAAAAACCTTGAGGAGTTCATCAGAGATGAAACCAACAAACTACGACGACCTACCCCGAAAGAAGATGAGGAAACTCAAGGTAGCCTTTGATGTGGACGGTACGCTCCGATGTAATTGCAGTGACACCTGCGAAGACCCTAATTGGGATGTGGTGCGGTTGTTCAACCTGTTCGAGAAGTGCTTTAAGAACGTGGAGCTGTTCGTCTGGTCTGGTGGAGGTAAGGATTACGCTATTCGATTTGCCAACAAATACGGATTGCAGGTCGCTCACAAGAACTGCATCAGCAAGTTTGGCGCACCGCATATGGACGCGTGCTTTGATGACATCCAAGACACCGATCTTGCTACAATCAACTTCATCGTGCGTATGAAATAACAATGAAAATAGAGGTTACAGATGGACACACAGCCGACACCAGCCGAACGGCAGGAACTACTACTCGAGGAACTCGAAACATGGAAAGGGCGCGAGGCGTACGCCCAGCGTCAGCAGGAACGTATCCGCGTCCAGCTCGGCGTGTTGGCGACTTCCCGACACCTCATTCTCTTACAAGGTGGTTTAGATCAGCCCTCGGCTGGCTCCTCGAACTAGGCATTCTCCTGACCGTTTGTATCGTGGTGGCACTAGCTGCTGCCTACCTCAGCATCCTGACGCTGATGGTGATGGTGCAGTATTTGCAACGCTAATGTATAATTCGGGTAACATACATACCTCGAAATAAAATTGTCCATTTAACAAACGAGAGGGAAACAAATGCCACGAAAACCAATGACGGACGAGCAAAAAGAACGTGCTCGCCAATCTTTAGCCAAAGCTCGCGCAGCCAAACAAGCCAAACAAGCCGAACTCGAGACAAAGGAGATTGCGGACCACGGCACAACCGAGGCAGCGCAACCGCAGCAAACCGAACAGCCGACCGCGACCCAGCTATCGGAGGACGTAAAAGACCAGATGCTTCTGCGCCTGATGCGCGAGATGGACGAACTCAAAAGCCAGATCAACTCAAACGCTACCCCTGACCAGAAACTCCAGTACACCGCTCAGCAAGAGGGTGTCCACATCGGACAAAAGGGCGTCCAAGGTAAGCTGTTCCGCTACCCCGTCGAGCAGAGTTACTACCCCGACCCAACCGATCGTTTATATGATGAGCCAAGCCTGGCTCGTTTTGGGTTGCGGATGAATTACCACTTTACCTGGAAAGTCGAGGGTGTCGAGTACGAGAAGTACGGTATCACCTACGCCGAGCCGAAGTTCACCATCCGTATCTTCCGCAAGATGTTTGCCGATGACGGCACACCGAGCGGACAAGCTGCCTTAATTAACACCAACATTATTCACGAAGATGAGGTGGCTGCCCGTCGCGCTGCTGAAAGGCTCGGACTCGGTGAGGAGTTCAGCGACTTCCGCGACATGATGAACGAAGTCCGCTACTACCGCATCCGCCAGTGGTTGGTTGATCTATTCGCCCCACCAAAGGTAGACACCCATAAAGCAAAACCACTGACGACCGTAGTGGATGGAAAGGTCGTGGAAATGTATGACACAGAAACCCTTATCGACGGTACAGACGGTATCTCTAAAGCTCAGTCTGTTTCAGGCTCAGTTCGTATTTAAGGAAAGTCATGCCATTAGTAGAGGGTAATAACGTAGGGGATGTAAACCTACCAGACGCACCTGTTATCCAGGAGCGGATGGATGTCGTCCCCTCTATTAAGAACTACCAACCCCACGCCAAACAGTCTCAAGCTCACGCAGCGTTCCTCGTCGATGGCTACAAAAGGGGGACGCTGTTTTGGGGTCGGCAGGTCGGTAAGTCACTCTGGTCGGTCAAGCACCTCGAGATGGCAGCGGTCAACCGCCAGGGGCAGTACTTCATCGTCTTTCGGACCCACAAGCACGCCAAAGACGTGATGTGGCGACAGTACCTCCACGCTATCCCGAAAGAGTTGATCGCGGATACCAACTCCACTGAGCTGGTGATTACCTTTAACTACATCAAGGGTGCGTTTTACTTCCCTGGGATTGGCTGGCAGTACATCGAGCACGACCCTGATATGCCACCGTCTACCATTCAATTACTGGGGTCAGACTACGCGCTGGACCACACGGGTCGTAAAGCTCATGGCATGATCTTTGACGAGTACCAGGACCAAGACCCCCAGAACTGGGAAACGGTCTACAAGCACTACTTCACCACCACGCAGGGGTGGGCTTGTTTCATGGGTACAGCACGTGGCTATAACCACTGGTACGACCGTCTGGAGTTCGCCAAGAAACGCTACTTAAAAGGACAGGAGCCTGGTGGAAAGAAGACCTGGTTCTACCTGGAAGCTACCTGGCGCGACAACCCTGCCACGAGCGAAGAATGGTACAAGCAGGAACGCGAGGAAGCCGAGGAAACGGGTCAGCTCGACACGTTCTTACAGGAAGTCGAGTTGCAGTTTAGGACCGCAGCTGGCTCGGTGTACCCAATGTTCGATCGAAAGATACACGTCCTCACCCCTGATGGGCTGCGAGACGATGGAACAAAGATACACATCCCTTACGATACTGGGACACTGTTCGTCGTATGGGACTTCGGTTGGGTCGAGGGACACCCGACAGCCGTGAACTTTATCTTAGTGGATGACCACCAACGGATGTTCGTGATCGACGAAATCCACGGTACGCAAATCCAGATCGACGACGTAATCGACATGATTAGGATGAAAGCGGGACCGAAGCGGATTACTACCGTGATTGCGGACTCGGCTCGTCCTGACCTGATCGACATCGCTCAGAACAAGGGCTTGCCAGTGATCGGCGCACCGAAGAAGCAGGGGTCAGTACCCGCAGGTATCCAGCTGATGGGACAAAAGTTACAGCCAAAAATCCAATTACTTGGTACGCCTGAGCCAGATATGTACTTCACGACTGACTGTCCAAAAACGATCTACCAGATGGAAAACTACCGCTACCGCGAGAACAAAGTCGACCGACCAGCCAGCGACATGCCGATCAAAATGAACGACGACCACCCTGATGCCATCCGTTACCTACTGCTCCATCTCAAGTTCGGGTTAATGAAGAATGACAAGCCGATCGGAAACATCATGCCGAAGACCAACTCTTACGGTCTTTTGATGTAGAATAAAAGGGAAATCATAAAGGAAAAAACAAATGGCGAAAACTGGTGATAGTAAGACTCTCGATACGGCGACTCTGAATGATACTGAGAAGTTCCTGCGTCGGGATTATCTCGAGGATATCCAAGCTCACGACGATGCCACGCAGAACTACGACGCATACGAGGCAATGCACAACTCGCAGACCTTTGACCAGGTGTCGCGGGAGACAACAAGCGGTTTAACCGACTCGAAGACGGCTACCATCTACCTAGAGCGGGCAGCCAGGGTAGCAGGACAACTTCCAACGGGAGAAGTCAAGGCTTTCGGAAAGCGCGACATGGGAAAAGCTCTCTTTATGGACCTCTTGCTCCAAAAATGGATATACCCGAACGCCAACGCCCAGCGTAGCTTCCGCACCAAGATGTTTATGTGGGACAACGGCAGCTCCGAGTACGGCTGGATGCCGATGCACTATGACTTAGATGTCAAACCAGACGGTAAGGTCGTCCCTGACTGCTGGTTGTTTAGCCCGCGTATGTTCATCCCTCAGGCTGGCTACACCTCGATCGCTGATATGGACTACTGCCACGCGCTTGCCAAGAAATCGCCGTCATGGGTGCTTGATCTGCTCGACGAGCCTGACTCAGCGGGCTGGAAAAAGGACGCTATCGAAGCGCTTAAAGACCAGATCAAAGCTGGGACGACTTCAACCGACCCGCAGCGTGACACCAAGAAATATAGGGAGACTACACCGAATGAAACCCGACAGATCATCCTGGCGACCCGTTATGAAGCTGGTAAAGACGGCGAATGGGTTACGTTTCTTCCCGAGTTCGGCTACAAGATTATCCGACGAATTAAGAACCCGCACAAAAACGGACGTATTCCCTTTGTCATTAAGCCGTGCATTCCGACATTCGACAGCTTCTACAACATCGGTGACTACCAGCGAAGCATGCCGATGCAGTTCGCCAACGACGGACTCGACAACTTCTACTTCCAGGGCATCAAGGTAAACCTATTCCCTCGCACGGTAATTGACGCGCAAGCGGTTATCCGCCACACCATGAGCAACGAAGCTGGCGCGGTCATCGAGACCAACGCGGGCGGTATCGGTGGTATCAAGACGCTCGACACGTCGACAGCTGGTCTATCGACGTACCAGGCAGCTAAAGGTATGGCGCAGGGGGCGATGCAGTCAATTGCGGGAACGACCGACACGGTGGCGAACGCTGAGTCAGCAATGGACCCAGGCTTCGGGAAAACGCCTGAGGCGTTGAAGATGCTCCAGCAACGTGAGTCAACTCGAGACAACCAAGACCGCGAGCTGCTTGAGGAAGCGATGCAAGAACTGATCGACGGCATGCTGTCACTTATCCCGACCATGAAGACCAAAATCCCAATCGACATGTTTGCCGACGAGATGGCGGAGATAATGAAAGCCCACCCTGACCTCGAGGAAATCTTCGAGAAGTCGGAACGGACAGGGCTACTCAAGAGCCGTATCTCGGAGAGCGAAGAACAAATCCGCCTCCGCCTTGACCCCCAGAAACTCCAGGGGCTTGATTATCGCTTCCAGCTCGAGCCGAACTCGACGATGAAGAAGAACAAAGATGCCCAGCTCAACTCGCTGATGGAGTTCTTGACCTTTATGGGCAAGATGCCAAACGCCCTCGATCAGTTCCGCGAAGCCACAGGACAAGTTCCAAACTGGCAGCAAATCTTTAACCAGTTCGGTCAGCTGGCTGACGTTCCAGGCATGGACAACATCTTTATGAAAGCTCCCGAACCACCAAAGCCACCTGAACCTCAGGGCGCTCAGGGTGGTATTTCTCCTGAACAGCTTGCCCAAGCAGCAGCCATGCCACCAGAAGCAATTGCCCAAGGTGGCATGCAACCGCTACCTCCTGAGGCTGCACCCCAGCCACCACAGCCAGGTTTTCCACCAGAGGCAGTTCAGCAACAGCTCGGTGAAATTAACCCTCGGACTGGCTTGCCGTACTCACCGCAGATGCAAGCTGAATTGCAACGAATAGAAGCACTAAGAGAGGACCGATAGTATGGCATCACTAAACAGCGTCATATCTGACTCAGACCCCATCCAAGTACCCCAAGTACCTGCCGTTCCCGAAGCACCCGAGAGTGACTGGAAGAAACTCGGCAAGTCCAAGAAGTATAAGGATGTAAACCAGTATCTCGAAGATCGTAAGGAATACTACCGACGCTTCACGCCTGGAGGCGTTCCCGTGGAGCAGCTGGCTGACGAGTCCGCCAAGGTTGCAGCCTGGGGACAAGCGCTGTGTGTCATTAACGAGATTGAACGAATACAGGCAACGATCGCTTCACACACCACATGACCCGAGTTCACTACAACACCGATAAAGAGGACAAGTGGTATCTCTGGCAGGGTCAAAAACCGCCTGAGCATTTACCTCACATGACCGAAGAAGAACGGGAAGAACTGGTGGAGAGTCTCAAAGCGAAACACCAGTGCAACTGGCTGCAACGCGGTAACTACATCGTTTGCGAGATCGACGGAGCTAAACACGGTAAGAATATCGGGGTCAATATGATGCTTGATAAAGAGGCGACGGACCAGGCTGGCAAACCCGTGCTCCGTAAGTTCGGACCACAGTTGCGTAACTAACGGGATAATGCTTAAATATCCCTACAGCGATACGCCCAGCTTATCGGGTGAAATAAACAGCGCCGACCTGCTTAACGGTTGAAAGGAAAAAGATGGACGAAGATCTCATCAAAGCAGCGATGATCGAGGACGAAGAAGACCTCCGCCTGAAAGAAGAAAAATCTACAGACGACGAGTCTACCGACGATCAAAGCACCACGGACGATCAGTCAACTGACGACGATGAAACCGAGGAAACTGACGAGGAAGCGGAAGCCGAGGAAACGTCTGATGAGGAGTTATCCTCTGACGAAAGCGAAACGACCGACGACTCCAAACCTACTCGTAAAGAACGACGTGAGGAACGACGACAGCGCTGGCTCGAGTCAGTCCGTAAAGACGCAGAACAGCGTCAACCCCAGTCTCAAGAACAGCAACCGCCCCAGCAGGTACAAAAACCCGAAGAATATAATCCGCTTGATTATTCCAAGCTAGATGAAATCGACGAAGACCAGCTGGTCAAGGATAGAGAAAGTTATGCAGAACAAATGCGTAACAAGGGGCGACAGGAAGCAGCTGAAACAGAACGCTTCATTGCCGAGCAGAACGAGTTTTGGAAAGACGTACAGCACGAAGCCCAGCTTCTCAACTACGACCCGAAGTTTAAGTTCCTCGACGAAACCAACCCCGACACATTCGACCCTGATCTGGCAGCTGATCTCAATGAGAAGTACCTTGAGTTCGTAGGTTATGACCAGAAATCCAACACCGTTCTTCGCACGAATATCTCGTATGAGAAGTTCCTCCGTAAAGAACTGGCTGAGCGTGAAGCCTGGGCTGACCGACTGGCAGCCGACGAGCAACGAACCGTACAAGAGACCAAAGCAACCACTAGCGTCAGACCTGGTGGCACGCGGAAGTCAGGACTCGGTAAGTTGAAGCCAGGTGACATCTCGAAAATGTCTCAAGCAGAGTTCGAGAAGTACGAAGCTGAGATCGACAGACAGATCGCAGCAGAACTCGGCATCTCCTAGCTTTTCCTTTCGCTTAAAAGCAAACAAACAACCTAAACGGAATAAACACTAATGGCAAATATTACTCCAGCAACAGCTGCAAAGCTGATCGCTGAAAAATGGACTCGTAAGATTGAGCAACCTTTCTTCGACGAACTGTACTTTAAGGACCTCGTTACCAGCCGTGACGAACTCGCCTCAGGTGGTAACAAACTAAGCATCCCATTCATGTCAGAATACGACGCTCGTGACAAGGTTGCTGGTACGCCAGTAGTCTACGACGCCAACACTGAGACTGAGATCGAGCTGACCATCAACAAGCACAAGTACCTTGCCTTTACGATTGAAGACATTACTAAGGTTCAGAGCAACTACAACTTGCAGGAACTTTACCGTGGTGCTCAGTCAAAGACGCTTGCTAAGGCTATCGACACCGACCTCGGTTCACTCCACGCCTCAGCTGGTACGAACATCTCAGCTGGTGCAACTGTCGATGACGCTGACATCCTTGCCGTAATTGCTGCGCTTGACGCTGCTAACGTCCCACAGACGGGTCGTGCTGGTATCGTTCACTCAGCTGTTATGGGTGACCTCCGTGCCGTCAACCGCTACAGTGAGTACAACTTCACTGGTAAGACTGGTCTTGCTGCAAGTGGTTCTGCACAAATCCCTACTGTTTACGGTATGGAACTGTACATGAGCAACAACGTCGCAGAAGACACCGTGACTCACAACTTGTTCTTCCACAAGAGCGGTCTGAGCCTTGCGATGCAACTGAAACCTACCTACAAGATGGAAGACTCAGTTGACGTGATCGGTGTTAAATCAGTTCTCCACACTATTTACGGTGTTGGTGTCGAACGTGCAAACGCCGTTGTCGACGTAGAACGAACAGTCTAGTAACGGAATACCAAAAGTAAGAGGAAACTATCATGGCTAAAAATGACCTAGCTGCCCACTTCTCAGAACTCGCTGGACGTAAAGACCAGTACGACGTACGAGTTGTCGAGGGCGTTGACGGAACTAAGCAAACACAACTTATCGACAAGACTACGGGTTCAATCTCAGCAGTCTTCGAGGGTGAAGATGTGAATACTGACAAGATCGTCGGTTCTGTCACCTCAGTTCCAGCTGTCTCTCCTAAAGAGAGTGTGAACGACAATAAAAAGCAGTGGACATCTACAGGTGTTCTTGCCAGTCCAACACAGCCAGAAGCACTACAACCTGCTGCCGATGCAACGGAAGTTGATAACACCGACAAAAGTACTGTAGCTGCTGACTCTACCGCTGAGACTACCAAGTCACAACGATCTACGCCTAGCAAACAGCGCGAACAGTAGAGTATAATAGTCCTGCACCTCCTAAAGAGTTAGTGTAAGTCTAGCCAAAAAACCCCAACCGCCACTGGGGTTTTTTGGTATACTGGTAGAGAACATTTATGCCGTCAGCAAGATGTTGTGTCGCTAAACAAGCAAGAAACCCCGTATTGAAAAAGAGGCGGGGTTTTTTGTATACTAGGGGTACATCTTGAGCCGTACTTTAGATGTGTCGGAAAACAAGCAAAAAGATTAAGTCGAGTGTAGTCAAGTCACTCGACTCTTTTTGTGTTTTGCTATAATGCCAGCAGACCCTCGCATGGTCTACGCCCTAAGCAAAAGACAAACAGCCGAGTTGAGAGGCACTGCTTCTCGGCTCTTTTGCTATACTGAGCACATGAAACCACTGCGAGACCTCATACTCATCACCTTGGATGACAAAGAACAACAGACTGAAAGTGGACTCTTTATTACCAAATCATGGGAAGATGCTGTCAACACGGCGACCGTCGATGAAGTCGGTCCAGAGGTTACTGCGGTCAAGAAAGGCGACCATGTGACGATCAACCCCTATGCCGTACTAAATGGTCGCTTTATCAAAGAAAAGGACATCATTGCCCGTGGCTGACGAGATCAAGTTCGGTAAGTCGGTGATGCGAGATATGAAGTATCTCCGCCACAAACCAGCCGTTACTCAATTAAAAGACCAGGGGCATGGTGATCTGACTGATCTGAGCGGAAACCATATCGTCAAGCTCGATTGGAAGCTCAATGACATTGCTAAACGGGATAAGGTATTCAAGCTGACCGTGGATGACAAGGAAGTATATCTCGACTTAGAGGAGTTTACATACTACTCACGTATCATGTTTATTTAGAGTATAATCAGTCATATAAACACGGCGAATGTTCACATAAACAGTCAAAGGGAAAAGAAAAAATGGCAGGAATATCGGCTTCATCACTCCAGGGTTCGCGGAACACTCTCTACGCTCCCTCTGTATATAGGCAGACTAACTATGGCGCTCTGACTGTCCAACCCCAGCCAACCAGCCGAGCATTCCAAAACCCAGATGGCACCTCTGCCATGAACCAGGCCCCGATCCATACTCAGGCTCAGGCCGTCAACCAGGGTCCCTCTGCCGACCAAATCGCAGCCCAAGCAGCTGCCCAAGCCGAAGCTGCCCGCCAGAACGGTGTCCGTGACGTAACTCGTACAGGGGTCGGTAACAAGTACGCCTCTTATGGTGCGAAGTATGGTGACTTCGGAAGCCTGTATAACCAGACCACCCGAGACTTCGGAACCGAACTGATCGGCAAACAGAACACTCTCAATAACAGTTTCACCAACAACGCGCTGAACCTGCGACGCGGTATGGCTTCAATTGCAGGTGGTATCCGTGACGCTATCCGCTCTG